CCTCAGTCTTACCTTCTGCACCTTCAGTACCAGCTTGCGCTTCATCCGCGTCGGCTTCTTTCTTAGACACAGCCATCTCGCCGCCTTCATCGCGCTCAAGTTTTGGCGAATTCTTATATAGGCGCTTATGTTTTGGTTCTTTAGCCATATTATTTACCTTTTCCGCCATACATAGTTTTCATTTTATCCTTGACACTCTTGCCTTTATGCTTCATGCCCTTCAGCGTTCTAGCCAATTGCGCTTCTTTTCGGATAGTCTCGTTACCAGAGTGCAGAGCGGCACGAAGTTTATCTTCAGGAATTTTCTCGCCGCGAGGAACGCCTAAATGGTCATGCAAAAGTCCCTTATGTTCGCCTATGGCCTTCTTGATAAACTTCTTCTTAGGTTTCTCGGCCATTTTCGCTGCATCCACTAGGTTAATCACCAACCGAACGCTACTTGCGCGTTAAATCAGCAATCGGCATTTCCTTAACGCCGCTATCCTCAATACGCTCTGCCTTGGGACGACCACGTTTGCGAGCACCCATGACAGGAACGCCACCATCACCTTTGATAATCTCAACGCGGCGGCTTTCCGATGTGTTCAGCGCGCGTTCTTCTTCAACGGGGCGACGAAGCGGAATATAGCGATTGCCCTTGGCAAGGCTGTGTGCCTTAGCAAGTTCTTCGCGGTCATCAAAAAACTTCTTCGTAGCAGCTTTCGCTAAATCGTTCAGAGGTTCCATTTCCTTATTCGGCTCCTCCTCCCAATAAACCAGTTGGTCAGGGAAGAACATCACATCATCCAAAAAGCACTCTTTCAGGATACGGTATGCTGGGCGGTCATTGCCCACGTTCGGAGCCGCATACGCTTGAGGTGGAGTTGGGGCCAAAGCACCTTGGAAATTAGGACGCATAAATACTCCTTACAAGCCGGATGCGAAGTTATTAGGATACAGCGTGCTGACCATGCCAGTCGGCGCGTCAAGCAAGATACCTGCTGAGAATGCGCCAGCCGAGAAGGTAGCTGCGGTCGTGTTCACGTACTGGAACCGATAGAAACGCGGCAATGCCTCTGCAGCCTTAATCATGGCCACAGGAGGAATCGGCACGACGAGTTGCGCACCGGCCACCAAATCCACAGCGCCAACGAATGCGTTGCTCTGGTAGATGGTGTTCCATGTGCCAGCAACGTTACCCGTAGCTGGCGGCGCGGCTTGGATACGGAACGTAAGCGCCGTAGTAGCCGAGAATGCCGTAGTTACCGTCGCATAAGCATACATCAGGCGACCGACCATTACATCGGCAGCCAAGAACGTGGAAGTGCCCCAAACCATGCTAGGGGCGTTGCCTACGCCTGCCCCCGTGATGTCATAGGTGCTTGTCGAAATGACAGTAGTTGCTGCACCAGCAAGAGACTGCGCGTTCGACAGCAGAAGCGTGTTATCGTAAAAAGCCATTTTATTACTCCTTTTGTTTCAGTTCGCAGGCTCGCGCCTTATTAGGTGATACGGCTTTCGGTCGCAGTTAGACTGTCGCAGATTCTGATAGGAACCTCGCGGAAGTGCATAACTGGCTGACCGGCAAAATCGTTCATTGAAAGCAGTACGTTCTTATCGCGGATTGCCTGAATATCGAGCGCGGTGCGAATAACGCGGTTGCAATACCATGCAGGCAGGATACCAGGCGACGGATCAGTTGGCGAATCCACCTCAGTAATGCCCGACAGGCGGCGCGTTGCCGTTGGCAGCTTGTTGACTGCTTCCGACATGAGAACGTAAAGGTCAGGCGGCGTGGTGCCAGCAAGACCCGCGCTCGTCGTATCGAGGTTGGCAATACGGACGTTGTATTCCAAGTCTTTTGGGCACAGACCCAGTTTCCAGCAGAAGTACGAGGTGTAGCCCTCATATTGGTTGCCGTTGCTATCGTAAATGGCGCGGACATCGCCCTTATCTTCATAAACAAGACCAGCCGTCGAACCTTTCGGGTACACCATGAACGTTGTATCGTCACCCCAGCCCGCGAGCAGGATGGATGCGTTCGAGCTACCAGTGCCACCACCATCGATAACGTTGGCAGCCGACTGTGCGTTGCTGGTCGATACCGAGTTGTAGAACGGGAAGAAGCCAGTGAATTGCGCGGGGTTGACTGCTTCGTTCGAGTAGAAGATAGCCGAAGCCACTTGCTGACCCAAGCCTTGAACGTGCGCCATATCCTGCGAGTAGCGGAACTTGTCCACATTGCCATTCAGGACGGCGATGGATTTATCCACGAGGCTATAATCGACGAGTTCGCCAATCGCAATATCGAATTGCGCTTGCAGAGGCTTGGTCGATGCAACGCCTGCGTTCGCAGTGCGCCATGTACCTTGCGGCAGACCAACGCGAATCGACGTGCGGTGGCCAGTTGGCAGATTGCCCTCTTGCCAGATGATGTCTTTCATCACCTCGTTACATTGCGCGAGCAATTCCGCGATGTCAGCAATCGCGCCGTCTGGGTCGCTGCTTTTCGCATGGTCAACGAGGTTCGGGAAGATATTGGCCGTGAATACCATGATAGGCTCCTTTATTGTTATATCTCAGACTATTAACTGTCTTTATTTCTTAGTGCCGTACATTCTCGAAATTTTACTGGATTTTTCGCCAGTCGCAATTTGTGGCGCAGCCAATGGGCGCGGCTCTGCTTTTGCGAGCATGATATTTGAGAGGAGGCGGATCATCGCCGGATGGTTGCCGATGCCGCTGGATTCCATAAGGCCACGGAATTCATCTTGCTGTTTTGTATCGCCAGCGTAGATATTAATGGCGTCGATCGCGGAATTGAGCACAGTGTTCGTGCGGTTTGCAAATTCGGGGTCTTTGAGGAAAGAATCTTTCCAGTCGTTCTTTTGTTTTTCCCATGCGTGGGTAAGCGACTCGGTATAACGCTGCAGTTCTGCTACGTGGCGTTCGACCATTTGCTGGCCGAGTTTCTGGACTTCTTCGTGTGAAGCGTTGCTCGTCAGTTCAAATTCGCCCAGCGTCTTGGTGAACTCGCCCATTTTCTCGGCGTCAACGGTCACACCCTCAGGAAGTGTGAATGGCTCATACTCAGGAGCGACTACTTCTTCAGGGGCTTTTTCTTCTGGGTTGGCTTCGTCGGCGGTTTTTTCTTCGCCTTCGACGGGCTTTTCTTCACCAGTTTTTTTGTCGCCACCAAGCAGGGTATCGGGGGCTGGGGCTTCGGCAGGAGCCGTTTCAGCAGGCGCTTCAACATTCGGAGTCTCCGTAGTTGGGGCTTCAGCAGCAGGCGAAGGGGTGGCTTCGACGGAAGGGGCATCAACCAGCGGAGCCACCACCGGTTCAGGAATTGGATTTGAAATTTCTTCAGTCATTACGTCGTTCCATCGTATTGGAATCTTATTTCACGAGTATTTTCTCGTCTTGCAGGAATATGGCACGTAATAAAAGGGTTGTAAAGAATTAATTGACAGGGCGCGGGCTGTGTGCGCATAGTCACCACATGAAGCCGTTAATACGCCGAACAATATCTTTTACGGAAACACAATGGCTGGCGTTAAAGGCCAAAGCTGATACGCTCGGCATTAGTGTCGCTGATTTAATTCGGCGTATTGTTGATGAGTGGAGGCAATAATGACCGCCGCACAAGACATAGCTAACATCTGCGTAAAAGCCTTGCGCGCAGGAAATAAGATAATGTTTTGTGGCAACGGCGGGAGCGCAGCAGACGCACAGCACCTCGCTGCAGAGTTGGTCGGCAAATTGAATTTTGACCGTCCGCCTTTAGCGGCCCTTGCGCTTACGACAGACACATCCATATTAACTGCTATCGGCAATGACTATGGGTTTAGATATGTCTTTTCAAGGCAAATTGAAGCATTAGGAAAGAAGGGCGATGTGCTTATTGCCATGAGCACATCTGGGAATTCTAAGAATATCATTTACGCCATAGAAGCCGCCACTAAAATTGGGATTCACGTCATTGGCAAAACTGGATTAGAAATAAGCGCTATGAACGATAGAGAAATATTCTTATATAACGCCCCATCTGCCAACACCCAAGAAATCCAAGAACACCACATGAAACTCGGTCATAAATACTGCGCAATAATCGAACGCCAAATGTTCCCATCATGCGCGCCATAATCCTAGCAGGCGGCTTCGGCACCCGGCTTCGTCCCGTCATTGGCGACGACCTGCCTAAATGCATGGCTCCTGTAATGGGCAGGCCTATGGTAGATTTAATCATCCGCAATCTTCGCAAACAGCATATTCACGACATCACGTTGGCACTTCATTGGAAGGCGGAACAATTCGTCGAGAAGTTTGGCGATACAGTAAAGTATAAAATCGAAAGCGAACCGCTTGGCACGGGCGGCGCTATCAAGAACTGCATTGAAGGCGATGACCCAGTTCTTGTGATGAATGGTGATACTATCACGCACATCAATTATGCCGATATGTTAGCGAATCACGCAGGGCCTTTATCAATCGCCGTAACACAAAAAGAAGGTCACATGATTAGCGCAGGCGTCTATATCGTCAACCCGCGTTTGCTGGACGATTACCATGGCGCGTTCTCATTCGAGCGCGACGTTATCCCCAATACGCTGAAGAAGTTTTATAACATCGAGTGGTTCCATGATTTAGGGACGCCTGAAGGTTATGCTGACACTCCGAAAGATTGGGATTGATATGGATAATTTCCTAATCCCCAAAGATAAACAGCCCTACAGAGCGGGAAGTTACCATTCTCCGTTGTCGCATATTAGGCATCGTATAAACTTCTTTCTAAAATTTTGGCGGTGGTCATGACTCGCTGCCTTATCACTGGAATTACAGGATTCGTCGGTTCGCACTTGGCTGACTATTTACTCGCAAACACGGATTGGGATATTTATGGATTGTGCAGATGGAGAAGCCCCCTTGACAATATCTCGCATTTGCTTCCGCGCATCAACAATAAAGATAGGGTGCATCTCTCGTATGCTGAATTACGAGACTCCGATTCGATTAAAACTGCCGTCTGTGATGTATTGCCGGATTATGTATTCCACCTAGCAGCGCAATCTTATCCAAAAACTAGTTTCACATCACCGCTTGATACCTACGAAACCAACGTGCAGGGGACATCAAGATTACTCGAAGCACTAAAACAATACGCTCCAGAAGCGATAATCCACGTCTGCTCAAGCTCAGAAGTATTCGGACGTGTGAGCAAGGATAAACTGCCCATCAATGAGGAATGCGGGTTCCATCCAGCTTCACCATACGCAATATCCAAAGTCGGCACTGACCTTATCGGGCGTTTCTATGCAGAAGCATATGGAATGAATGTGCAAACGACAAGAATGTTCACGCACACTGGCCCGCGTCGCGGCGATGTATTTGCTGAATCCAGTTTCGCAAAGCAAATTGCGATGATTGAGGAGGGACAAATTGAACCAGTCATCAAAGTGGGTAATCTTGATAGCCTTAGAACTTTTGCTGATGTGCGTGATGCTGTGCGCGCATATCATATGCTGCTTACGGTGAATCCTATTAAGGGCGCGTACTACAACATCGGTGGAAATTTCACTTGTACTATCGGCAATATGCTTGACCATCTTCTTCTGCTGACGGATAAAAATATAACAGTAGAGATTGACCCAGAACGCTTGCGCCCCATCGACGCTGATTTGCAAGTTCCTGATTGCAGCAAGTTTAAAGCGCATACTGGTTGGGAACCTAAAATTGGCTTCGAGCAAACCATGTCTGACCTGCTCAACTACTGGCGCAGCCGCGTAAAAACACAGAAATTCTTGACGAGGTAGATATGGGAATTACTCAATGCGGGCACGATAAATGTGAGGAATTGGCCGCGAACACGCTGGACCGTTTGAATAAACTTCTGAGTCCTCTACCGTGCATAAAAAAGATTTACCGAATTCCGTTCACCAAAATTATTATACAGGTATTAGAATGAAAGTATCCCTCCACGAGCCATCATTCGGTGATGACGAAATCGAAGCGGCAGTTACCCAAATGCGCACCACGCACGTCACGATGGGCAAACAAGTAAAAGCCTTTGAGAAGCAATGCGCGTCCTATTTTGGCTCCGAATATGCCTTGATGTGCAATTCAGGCTCCAGTGCCAATCTTTTGGCGATTGCGGCGCTATCTAACCCGGCGTGGCCTAATCACATGGTTCGTGGCGATGAAGTTATCGTGCCTGCGCTTTCATGGGCGACGACGGTATGGCCAATCATTCAGCATGGCTTGATTCCCGTATTCGTCGATTGTGATTTAGCGACATATAATTTCGATTACGACAAACTCGAAGCGGCTATTACCGAGAAAACCAAGGCCATTATGGTCGTGCATGTTTATGGCAACCCATGCGACATGGACATTATCATGGGATTGGCAAAAAAGTATGGCCTCTACGTTATCGAAGACACGTGTGAAAGTATGGGCGCGGTATTCGACACAAGGATGGTCGGCACCTTTGGCGATGTCGGCACCATGAGCCTCTACTATTCGCACCATATTACGACATTCGAGGGTGGCCTGTGCTTCGGTAAACTAGAAATTATCGACTTCATGCGTATCCTGCGCGCGCACGGGTGGAGTCGTGAATCAGATTTTCATGCCGGTTTCGCAGAAAAATACCCAGAGATTGACCCACGCTTTATCTTCGTCAATATCGGTTATAATCTACGCCCGACCGAAGTGCAGGCCGTCATGGGTATGCAACAATTGCCGAAACTTGATGGGTTTATAATGAAACGCAAGGCAGCATGGGCCCACTACCGGCGTGAATTAGACGAATACGGCCAGCATTTTCTTTTCCAAGAAGAACAGGAAAACGGATACGCAAGCTGGTTCGGCTTCGGCATCGTCCTTACACCTACATGCCCATTCACACTCAAGGAAATAACCTCATTCCTGCAGTCACGCGGCATCGAAACTCGGCCCATCATCGCTGGCAACATGGCACGGCACCCCGCACTGAAAATGTACGAACACCGGATTTCTGGCGCGCTGGATAACTGCGACACCATCATGAATCGCGGATTTGCTATTGGTTGCCATCAGGCGATCGACGCGGAATCGCAGGAATACGTCATCGCGGCATTCCGGGAATTTATGAAAGCGTACCTTTAGCTTCCTGAATCATCGTCAGGTATAAATCGGGCGCGGCGGATTGCACGTCCGCGATAAGTTGCTGCCCGATATTCTGCTCACCGCATGCAAAAGCAGTCCCATCAGGTGCCCCCATAATGAATGGCGTGCTGTAGGTATGGCATCGAGTTAGCCAATCGTAAATCCACGCCCTGCCCGCTGGCGACTGCATCACTTTCTTGATAACGTCCAGCCGTAGCGCACCACTTAATTCGGCATCTTTTTTAGCCTTCTTGACCTGCTTCTCATCGTTAGCGTTGTACGACATAATCTCTCCGTGCGAGTGATTCCCGCGAATAGGTGTTGGGCTGGTTGAAGATAATCTGTGAACCATGGTTCTCAAATTTGAACGGCACCCATAATAGCTCTTTCAGTGCCTCACGGATAGCATGATGAGCGTCAGGCGGCGCAAAGAACAGCATGAAGCCCCCGCCACCAGCACCGAGCAGTTTTCCGCCCCATGCGCCCCAATTTCTTGCCCGCTTATAAATACTATCTACGAAATCTGGCGAGATGTTCTTAGCCAATCCGCGCTTAATTGACCATGACTCATGCAAAAGTTGGCCAAAATACTCCATAGCGCCATTTCCAGCCAATACACTCATCGCCTCGTCTACTAGCGCACGCATGGTATGCAACCCAGCATCGTTCACACCTAATGCCGTATTTTTGGTTTGCTCTGCAGCAATATCCGATGCGGTACGCGAAACGCCTGTGTAGAACAGCAGGCAATGGTCTTCGAGTTCCTGCTTGCGCACAGATTGCACGGGGCTGACGATGTAGCTGCCGTCCTCGAAAATCTGCGTATGATTCAAGCCTCCGTATGCCGCAGCAATCTGGTCCTGAATCCCGACATTCTCTCTCATCACTTCGCGTTCGAGATGGACCGCTTCTAAAGCTAATCCGGCTTTGTTGAAATACCGCCCCTGTAGGTTGGCGAGCGCATTAAGCAGACCTACGGTGAATGTGGAACTTGAGCCTAAGCCAGAGCGGGCGGGAAGATCGCCAGTGTGACTGATTTCAACCCCGCCATCGATACCGAGATACTTCAGGGCTTCGCGCACTGAGGGATGCTCGATAAGCAGATTGTCTTGCACGGCTTCGATTTTACTCCAGACGATGCGGCTTTTTTCGGCATGGAACGGGGGTAGCCAGCGTGCCGTTATATAGGCGAAGTGATTTATAGTCGTGGAAAGCACTGCGCCGCCATGATTCTCGTACCACGGCGCGTAGTCCGTCCCGCCACCGAAAAAGCTAAGCCTATACGGGGTTTTGGATATAATCATGCAATCCCTCCGATAGGCCGATTGTTGGAACCCACCCAAGATTACGAAGGCGCGATGAATCTAGGCATTTTCGCATAACGCCATCAGGCTTAGTTTTATCGAACTCCAGTGGACCATGGAAATGGGCGCACGTAGCCACATAGACCGCTAATTTTTCAATAGTGATTTCCTGCATCGTGCCCACATTGATAATTTCTGGACTGTCATAATTCAGCATCAAGAACAGGAATGCCTTAGCCACATCATAGGCATGAATGAATTCACGTAGGGGTGAACCAGTTCCCCATAATATTGCTTCCGCCTTCGCACTACGAAACTTCTCAATCATCATTGGAATTACGTGCGACGATTTATCTCCCGGCCCATAGGTATTAGCCACCATCGGTAGAACTACTTTCATGCCGTATTCCTTGGCATACGCCTGCGCCATGATGATGCCGTTTATCTTGGCTGCAGCATACGCAATGTTCGTAATTTCAGGAGGACCAGTGAGAAAATCAGATTCTTTTATCATTCGGTCGGCAATTGCGGGATACGCGCACGCGGAACCGGGGAATAAAATCTTCTTCACATGCACCTGATTCGCCGCATCGAACACATTGCAGTGCATCATCGTATTATCATAGACGAACTGCGCTGGGTGGTCGCTATTATCCGCGATACCACCGACATGGGACGCCAGATGGAACACATATTCCGGCTCAATCGCCCAGAACATCGCATTACACGCCTTTTGATTGCACAAATCCACGGCTTTATGCGACGGCGTGAAGATGTTTTTGTAGCCTTCTTCTCGTAGTAATTTTACGAGTGAGCGTCCGATTAGGCCAGATGCGCCGGTAATGAGAATTTTAGATTGCTTTTCCATGCTAGGTGATTATAGTCACATACTATGGAAGTGCAAGAACTAAAAGATTTTGAAGAGGATATTGCTGCCGAATTTAACGCGGGCAACATCCGTTTTCCTATTCATCTTTCTAGTGGCAATGAGCAGCAGCTTCTGGACATCTTCAAGGATTTTAAGCAGGGGGATTGGATATTCAATAGCTGGAGAAGCCACCTCCACGCCCTACTCGCTGGCGTCCCTCCTGAAAAAGTCAAAGCCGCGATTATGGCAGGACGCTCGATGACGTTATGCTGGCCTGAGCATCGCATGTTCTGTTCCGCTATCGTGGGCGGCGTTATTCCTATCGCGCTCGGTGTTGCATGGCAGATTAAGCGGAGTGGTGGGGGTGAGCGTGTATGGCTATTCATTGGGGATATGACCTCGCAATCCGGCATCGCTTATGAGTGCATCAAATACGCTCGACTGAATGAATTGCCGCTAGTCGTCGTGATTGAAGATAACGGCAAGAGCGTGTGCAGCAATACCAAGGAAACGTGGGGAGGAGAGTACAGTACCAAGGGACTTGCAGATTACTATTACGAATGGGAAAATCCATGGCCGCACAGTGGGGCTGGCAAAAGAATTATGTTTTGAGGATTTATGAAAGTTTATAACAGAAAAGATTTTATGGCTCTGCCCGAAGGCGTTATTTTCTGCAAAGGAAAGCCGTGGTATTGGGAAACGCTTTGCGTGAAAGGCGACACCCTAACCAGCGATTTTCTTGATACGTGCCTGCAATCCATTGAGGCGCATGATTCCGGCGAACAATGCAACCGCTATGACCGCATGCTTGAGCTTGGAGAGTCCTACCCAATGAATGATTCTTGCGGCAGGGACGGATGCTTTGATGATGAAGACTTGTTCCTCGTATACGAACCCGATGATTTAATGCAACTCATCACAATTTTTTCTCATGCAATGGTAATTACGCCGCAGGAAGAAAAATGAACGAATACTTTGAAAATCTTTGCGTCGCGATGAAACTGCTTTCTGACGACGGTACAATTTTCGTCGGCCAAAGTGTGCTCAACGTCGGAACGGCAATGAACTCGACATTCCGAGATGTGCCAGAACGTCAACGCATCGAATTCCCCGTCATGGAAAACACCCAACTCGGCTTCTCGACAGGAATCGCGCTCGCTGGAGGCAAAATATGTACTTGCTTTCCGCGCATCAATTTCTTCCTAGAAGCCCTGCCCCAGTTAATTCAGCATCTCGACAAAATCCCGCTATTCAGCGATTACCGCCCCAAGGTTATCATCCGAACGTCCATCGCCACAACTGACCCGCTCGACCCTGGCCCGCAACACATCGGTGACTATTCGGATGCCATTGAAGCCATGCTGACGACAGTAAAAGTCGTTCGCTTAAGACACCATGATGACATCATTCCAGAATATGAGGCGGCAATGCGCCGGGATGGAAGCACGATTTTGGTAGAATACGTCGAGCTATACCACGTCTAAACTAGACGGTTGGTGCCGCTACCGGATTCAACGCTGCGGTTTGAGCTGCCACTGCATCAACAATCACCTGAGCATCAACTGCAGCGGGTACTGCCGCGATTTTGGCTAAAGCCGCTGCGGTGTTGGTGGTGATTTCAGTCGCGAGTTGAACAGCTAATTCAGGGGTAAGGTCAGTCATTGGAATCTCCAGAATGAATTTAAAAGTGTGATGTTTGCGTTTCCAGAACATGCGGATATTGTGCCTCGCAGCAATAATTTTGTCAATGCTTCCCGTTAATCTTCTCAATCCTGTCCGCTAGGAGAAGATTGGCTAAATCCGTCTGCGGTTTAGCGGCGTAAAGCTTCGTGGCGTTGCGCTCAATCTGACCTAAAACGCTGCGGATTTTTTTCCACGAAGTCGAGGAGTTAAAATCGGCAAGTTCGCGCGCTGCGGATTTCGCCTTCTTCGCGCCGTGCAGGAAATACTCGAACGTCTGTGCTTCGGAAATATCGGTCATTGTACCATCACCTGTGTTTTCTTTTCAAACTTCACGTTTTTACGAGCCGTCAGCGGATCGACTGCTAACCTTACAGTTGCCTCTTTTGTTTCCTCGATAATCTGACGAATGAAGTGCCAGCGTAAATCTTGATGGTGGTGGATCATAACGCCCGCTGCTCCAGCCATTTCATTGAGCCCCTCGATAAACTCATTCAGGAGTGTTGCATTTGATTTTTTCATTGGTCGCCTTTCTATTGGTCGCCATCCCAATCAATAATTGCCTGATGTGCTGCTTTCGTCGGCAGTAAACCGCCAGTCGCCCGACGAATGAACCCGTGCGACAAGAGTTTTTCTTCTACGTGCGATGGTACTACAGTTCGCATCAAACCACCAAATGTTATATTCTGCAGGTGCGCTATTTCTTCATCGCTTAATGTTTCGGTGGGTTTCATACGGATTGGTAGCCTGAGCCGCCCGACATGAGTTCACTTAAAGCATTGCGCCCAGCGCCAACCTGAGTGCCAGCCATAACCTGAGCCGCTTGCGCGCCAGTTCGAGCAGTTGTCGCGTCCTGACCTGCGATTGTAGAAGCGTGCATCTGCTGCTGCTGTTTGTCACGCGCCTGTCGGGTTTGCGCTACGGCGTCTTTATCATTGAGCAGCTTATGCGGATTCCCAAGCAGCGTATTCATCTCGGTGATTGCCTCATCGACATTCAGCATATCCATCGCTTGCGGCGCGGCTGCAGCCAGATTGCCGATGAACGCCGTTAGACGCTCAATGCCACCCGTGCTTGCGGCTTTCTGAGCAAGCGCGAGAAGCGAGACGAACGTAAGGTCTAGCGGCACACCCTTCATGGAATCAGGAGGCGGCGGCAATAGACCGCGCCGATTTGCTATTTTGTAGACACGGATAAGTTTCGGCTTCAGCGATTCACCGAGCATATTGTCGATAATCGGCCCGACAAGCTGCAGACGCTCCTGCACGCGCTGGGCTGTCTCATAAGCGGTCATCTTGCCCTGTGGAATCTCGGAGAAAAGGTTGAATAGGTCATTGAACAGCCCGACCTTAATGCGGCCTTGGATTTCCTTGATGTCTTCCATCATCCCACGAATGTCGGGGTTAACCTGATAGATGGAACGCATGCCGCTTGTTTGACTCAGATTCTGCACATACGTCACTTCACCTGGCAACGTTGACGCGGGCTGATTCTTGAGTTGCGCGTCGGCCAATAGAGGCGGACGGACCTGCTTCTCTAGCGCCTCGGCCTTGCGCATCGTCTCGACCTGAAGCTGCATTACGTCCGGCAGAACATCCATCCCCGGCGAGCGGCCATAGGCATCGTTACTCTGCGTCGCCCAGCGTGAGGCAGTGAACGGCTTATCAGTGAAACCGCGCATCGACAGCGGCTTCTCACTGCCTGAGCCGTAGACCCAATAAACCTCGCGCCATGTATAATTGCCCGGAATCTTGCCTGCATTGGACGCACCAATACCGAAATTCGGCTCGATAGAGTGGGCGATGATTTTTTCTAACTGCAACGAACTACCCTTGGCCTGCCACAGTTTCTGAACCTCGGCAGGACAGTTCTCCAGTCCGAAGAAATCCACAATCTGCGCTATCGTCATCAGGAAGCGACGATACAGTCCATCAACCCGCTGCGACGCACTTGCGGCAAAGAAAAACTCACCGATGCACGGGTTATAGAGGCGTACTAAGTCTTCTTCATCCTCATAAATAATAGATGGCGCACTTCCAAATACCACCAAGTCTTCGCATTCCTGAGCGAAGCAATTGTAGAAGTTCGACCCTGCCAGAATAGTATATAAGCGGCCTTCTACTTCATCAATCCAGCGCTTACCTTCGTCATCCGGCTCGAAGTTCTTGAGTGACGGGGCAACCTTGAACCATGGACGTGAAGGGGAGGCAAGCCCGGACATAAGCCCCGCAGCACACACACGGACCGCGAACGTTCCAGTTGGGTCAACAATTGACTGGTTTATCTCAGAGCCGCGCGCCGTATTATTCGGAGTTGGCACGCCACCACTGCCTTGCGTCAACCAGATAGAGCGGCGAGGTAGAAGGAATTGCGCAAGGTCAGACCAGTTCGAGGTCCACCACGACTGCCGCCACGTATAAAGAGAATTGAGTCGTGCTTCCAGATGCCCGCGTAGCGTATTCCATTCGGGGTTATTTTTGTCGCGTTTGGTTTTTGCGACAGCAGGCTGCTGCGAGAGGAGAGTCGCACTGGCCTTTTCATACACTACTTCTTGCGTGGCTTGTGCCATCTTGGTTTTGTCTTCCTAAATTAGTCGTGCAGAAACTCCGCATCAATCTCTTGAGAATTGCGTATCATCTTATCCAGCCACTCGCATCCACTATCCGGCACCTTCAACAATATGGCCGCATATTCGCGTTTGGTAAAACCACTCCCTGCATTGATTTTTGGGGCTGCACCCGCTGGCATGTCCTCACTTTTCATATGCTAGTACCGCCCAATAACGTAGATTTCGCCGTGGACAAAGGCTGTGAAAGCCCCTGCGGCCCAGAAGCGCCGACCGTAGAACCTGCGGCGGCGGCAGCTTTCGCGCGATTGTTCGCACCAGCATTTTGCACAGCAGGATCAGCCGCAGTCGATGGATTGGCAATAGGCGGCAAAGCTGGGACTGGTGGTGGTTTTGGCGCGCCGCCACCGAATAGTGTGCCCATTTCAGGCTCCTTTTTTCTTATACATTTTGCTGATTTTGTCTGAGCGAGAGCGTTTACCGGCTTGCTTATTAGCCGTTGCAATGGCTTCGCCCTCTGGGACGCCAGCATTTACCATCGCCGTGGCTTGTGCAGCGGCTTTATTAGCAGATTTGCCTTTTAGCTTATGATTGTGCTTAGAAGCAAACGATTTACCTGACCACGGCATAAACCCTCAATTTTCTGGACTATACCATACTAATGAAACTCAGTAAACGAGTTATATCTGCCACTTTCGCCGCGATTTCGCAAATACCACGATAAAGTGTCGCTGATTCCATCTTCCAGCGATATTTCCGGCTTAAATCCGTAACTTTCCGCCCGTTTCGTATCCATCAGGCGTTTTTTATCGCCATTCGGCTTATCCAAGTCCCATTCTACCGAGACTCCAGCGATTTTCGCGATGGTTTCTGCCAAATCCTTGATGGTAACGCCGACTCCTGAGCCTAAATTCACAGGTTCGGTGACTTTCTGCTCGACCAGCAGCATCATTCCGCGCGCAACGTCCTTGGCGTGGATAAAATCACGCACCGGAGAGCCATCTCCCCATGCTTTTAGGGGGCTTTCTCCATTCACTACGCGCTTAATCAGTGATGGGATGACCATGGCACTATCGTCCGAGAAACTATCATGTGGCCCATAAACGTTGGCCGGACGCACTGTTGTGACCTTATTCCACCCATATTCGATGCTATACGCCTCGGCCTGCATCTCGCCAATGCGTTTTGCCCATCCAGCAAATTTATCGTGCGTCGATGGTTTGCCTTCCCATGCGTCGTCCTCATGGAACACCTCGGCTGGCCCGTACACGCCGACCGACGAGGTGTTCAGATACCATTGAACGTCAGACTCGAACGCTGCTTGCATCATATTGGTGCTGAACTGTAGCGTAGGCACGAAGAAAGAGGCTGGCTTGGTTTTGGTGGCGACTGGCGAACCTTTGATACCCGCTAACTGGAATACGATGTCTTTACCATAGCAAGCATCTTCACAATTAGAAAACTCACGCAAATCCACTTGCATGGTGGAGGGAAAACGCGTGAAGTATGTCCTACTATATTTACTCGCCATCCCCGCGTTTTTTCTCGCGTGGTATGCCTGCTTTTACGCAGCGATGGGCGCTATGTGGTTACTGATTTATGGTGCGCTGTATTGGATACCTGTTTTTTTGGTTGGGTGGTCACTCTTGATGATAGGAAAGTACGGGTATGAGTTTTTACGCAGGTAAGAAGGTTCTTGTCACTGGGGGAACTGGGCTGATTGGCAGGCCT